TTGGAGCATCGGTTACCGCAGTTGTTGGTGCTGGTGGAACTATTGTTGCCATTGGAATCGGAACAATGGATATCATTGGATCTGGATATCGTTATCCAGTCTCCGTTGCAGTGACAGAAAGTGGACACATTGGAACTGGTGCAGTTATAACAGCAAATGTAGGTGCAGGTGGAACTTTATCATTTAATGTTGTCAATCCAGGTACTGGGTATACAAATCCAACAATTAATGTATCTTCCCCATCATATGAAAATTTACCTATAACTGGAGTTTCAAGACTAGGGATTGGATCTACTACAGATACTGGAATTGGTCTTCTTTTAAATATTGAAGTAGGAGCAAGTTCAACTACTACGGGAATTGGTTCTACTTTGTTTGAGGTTAAAACATTTAAAATAACTAGAAATGGTTACTCATTTAGAGTGGGGGATGTATTTAAACCAGTAGGATTAGTAACTGCAAAGGGTCTTTCTTCACCAATAAGTGAATTTGAATTAACTGTTCTTGATGTATTTACAGATTCTTTCTCTGCTTGGCAGTTTGGTGAACTAGATTATATTGATTCTGTCAAACAATATCAAGATGGCGTGAGAACTAGATTCCCACTTTTCTATAATTCAGAACTTCTTAGTTTTGAAACTGATGAGAATGATCCAGACTCACAGTTAATTGATTTAGATTCTGTTCTTCTCATCTTTATTAATGGAGTTCTACAAGAACCTGGAATTTCTTACCAGTTTAGTGGTGGAACTTCATTCACATTCTCGGTTGCTCCAGAACCTGAAGATAATATATCAATATTTTTCTATCGTGGTACAAGAGATCAAGATACTCTCCAAATTAATGCTGTAGAAACTATCAAAGTTGGTGATACCGTACAAATTTTCAGTAATAATGCAAATATTCAAAATACAATCACTCAAGACAAGAGAATAATTTACGATATATCTGCTTCAGATAAGATTGAGACTAATCTTTATGTAAATCAAGGAGTTGATGAAATTAATAATAAACCTCTTTACTGGACTAAACAAAAAACAGACTTAATACTCAATGGTGAAACTATTTCTAAATCAAGAGACTCCTTAGAGTCTCAAATTTACCCTACAGCAAATATTATTGGTGATTTTAATAATTCTACAAGTGAAATATTTGTTGATGATAGTAGTCTTTTCAATTATGAAAATCAATCCCCAATTAATTTTGATGCTTTCATCTTTTCAAATGATTCTGCTGAGGAATATGAAATCATTACGAATATATCAGATGTAGAGGGATATGATGTTTCGATTATTGGTATCGAGACTGCAAATGGAATAGGATCTCCTTTAGCACTCAAGTTTACTTTAGATAGAGATCCATTCTCATTCCCAGATTTGCAAGTTGGATATCCAGTTTATATTTCTGAGACTTCCGTTGGGCAAGGTGTAACATCTATTAACACAAGTAATACTGATATTGTTGCCATTAGCACCTCTTTCTTAAATAACATTTATCAAATTCACGCAATTAATTCAACCTTAGGAATTATAACTTGTAATATCGCTTCCAATACTTCTATTGTTGGAATCGCTACTACTGGAACACTTGATTATCCGATCGGTAAATTATCTTGGGGAAGATTATCTGGATTCTCCAGATCTGCAAATCCAATTTCAATAGGAGTAACTGGATATACGTCTAGTGTTGGAATCACTACACTTGGATACAATGCTGGATTGTCTACATATCCAATTATCCAAAGAAGGGGATATGGTTTGAGGAGTAATGGATCCTTGAAAAAGGATCTATAACACAATATAAATATAACAAAAAGAATCATATAGATGTCTGCACTTGTAACAGATCAATTTAGAATTTTAAACGCCAGTAATTTTATAGAATCCATAGACGATTCTTCCAATTCATATTATGTTTGGGTTGGTCTTACTAATCCAAATCTTTATACTGGTTTTGGTAGAAATGTAAATTGGGATGGTCCCGGAATATCCAATGGTGTAGTGCCCAATCCCACAGACAACTTAGATTATTTGACTCAGTATGAAGATACTCTCCTTTTTGGAAAAAAAGTTACTTCTTCAAACATAAGAAGAGTTGTTAAAAGAGTTGATTGGGTAAGAGGTAAGAAATATGATATGTATAGGCACGATTACAGCATTGAAAACTTATCCCCAGTATCAAGGAGAGCAAGACTTTATGATTCGGAATATTATGTACTAAACAGTGATTATAACGTTTACATATGCATTGAAAACGGTTCTAGCGGAATTAATACAACAGGAAACCAGTCACAATATGAACCAACTACTACAGATTTAGAACCTACGGTAGCTGGAACGGGAGAGGATGGGTATGTTTGGAAATATCTTTTTACGGTTGCTCCTTCAGATATTATAAAATTTGATTCAACAGAATACATAACACTACCAAATAACTGGGAAACATCTACAGAATCTCAAATTGTTGCGGTAAGAGAAAATGGAGATTCTTCAATAAACAATAATCAAATTAAAACGGTTTATATTGACAATGCTGGATCTAATTATACTTCAGGTGAAGTAGATATTTTAGGAAATGGTAATGGAGGAAGAGTATTTGTACAAACAAATGCCAATGGAGAAATTACAGATACTACCGTAACATCTGGAGGCACCGGATACACCTATGGAATCGTTGATTTGGGTCCTCTACAACCAGGAAGCACTATTAGTAACCCAGCTAAGTTAATCCCCATTATACCGCCATCTAGAGGGCACGGATTTGATTTGTATAAAGAATTAGGTGCTGATAGAGTGATGATTTATGCAAGATTTGATGATTCCACTAGAGATTTTCCAACAAACACAAAATTTTGTCAGATTGGAATTTTAAAAAATCCAACGTCATTTATATCCACAGAAACTTTTAGTGGAGGTGAATTTTCTGGTTTATATGCAATACAGTTTGACTCCGTTAATTCATTCTTACCTGAAGTTGGAGAAAAAATCAGTCAAACAGTATCCACAGGAATTGCTGTTGGATATGTTGCTTCTTATGATTCAGATACAAAAGTTTTAAAATATTTTAGAGATAGATCTTTATACTATGGTTCTACGCACGATCAAACTGATTATGTTGGAGTTTCTACAGAAGCAAACGGAAATATTAACTTTAGTTCTTCTGGAGGAAATGTAGTTGGTGAAACAAGTGGTTTTTCTGGACAAATATCTTCTTTTTCTGGAATTACAACTACAGTAAACAATTCAATTATTAATCTTGGAGTAACATTTACAAATGGTCTTGCAAATCCTGAAATAAATAAAAAAACAGGAGATGTAATTTATATTGACAATAGACCTCTTGTATCTCGTAATGTTAGACAAAAAGAAGACATTAAAATTATCCTGGAATTCTAACCAATGGCACAAAAAACAAACTTAAATGTAAGTCCATACTTTGATGATTTTGACGCCGAAAAGAATTTTTATAAAGTTCTTTTTAATCCAGGAAAACCTGTACAAGCAAGAGAATTAAATAATATTCAATCAATCTTACAAAATCAAGTTGAATCCTTCGGTAGTCATATTTTTAAAGAGGGATCTGTAGTAATTCCAGGAAACTTAACTTATGATCCACAGTTTAATGCTGTTAAATTAAATCCCACTAATTTTGGTGTAAATATCTCACTTTACATTAATCAATTTTTAGGTAAAAAAATCACAGGACAAATATCTGGGGTTACTGGAGTTATTCAAAAAATTGAAGTGCCAGATTCAATTAATAATTTAGAATATATTACATTATATGTAAAATATAATGATTCTGGAGAAAATTTTTCAATTACTCCTTTCCAGAACGGTGAATCATTAGTTTCTAGTGAAAATGTTGTTTATGGAAATACTACTATTGTAGCAGGAAATCCTTTTGCATCACTTATTTCTACTGATGCAACTGCTGTTGGTTCTGCTGTTTCTATTGATACTGGAATTTATTTTGTAAGAGGAACTTTTGTAAATGTTTCAAAACAAACAATCATCTTAGATTACTATACCAACACACCATCTTACAGAGTAGGTCTTAAAGTATCTGAAGAAATCATAACTGCAAAAGAAGATGATTCTCTATACGATAATGCAAAAGGATTTACTAACTATGCTGCTCCTGGAGCAGATAGATTTAAAATAGGTCTATCTTTAACTAAAAAGACAATTGATAGTGTAGATAGTGATATAGATTTTATTGAACTTCTTAGATTAGATGCTGGGCAAGTTAAAAAATTAAACACAAATACTGAATATTCTGTTATTAAAGATTATTTGGCACAAAGAACATATGATGAGTCTGGAAATTATTCAGTATCTCCTTTCAAAGTTTCTCTTCACGACTCTTTAAATAATAGACTTGGAAATAACGGTTTATTTTTTAAAGACCAAAAAACTGAAAGTGGAAACACCCCATCTGATAATTTAATGTGTATTAAATTATCTCCTGGTAAGGCATATGTAAGAGGATATGATATTGAAAAAATTTCTACTACTATTTTAGATGTATCAAAACCAAGAGATACACAGAACGTGGGTAATGTAAGCATTCCATTTGAAATGGGAAGTTTACTAAGAATTAATAATATTACAGGATCTCCAAAACAAAATGAATCAGTAGAACTTCACTCTGTAAGGCGAAGTGCATCTGGAAATCCCAGTTCGACAACTAAAATTGGGGACGCAAGAGTTTATAATTTTAGATTAACTGATGCCGCCTATTCATCAGCATCTACAAATTGGGATTTATATTTATACGACATTCAAACATATACAACTTTAATTTTAAATCAAGCATTATCACAATCTCAATTACCTGCCTCTTCATTTATCAAAGGAAAAAGTAGTGGAGCAAGTGGATATGTGGTTTCTGCTGGAGATGGAACAACTACAGTTAATGTAAGGCAAACTTCGGGAACTTTCATCAAAGGTGAGCAAATCATCATTAATGGTTTAGAGTTATATCCAAGATCTATTGCAAATATTGCAGTATATAATAGTGATGATATTAAACAGGTTTACCAATCAACATCTGTTTCTGGATTTACCACAGCATTTATAGGCGATTCAGTTCTATCTAAACAACTTCCTATTGGATTTAATGCTTCCGATACTGTTAATATTAGTGCTGGTGGTGTAGTAACCTCTCCAGGAAAGTTTTTTAATGCAATTAAACCTGGAAGCATTATTCAATATCAAACTTCAACAGGGTCTGTAGAAAACTTTAATAGAGTAACTAGTATCAGTATAACTGGCGACTCAATGACAGTCGTGGGTATTGCGACTGTAACTGGTGTTTGTAATGGTGCGATTGGAGTTTCCACAAATATATCTTTTAGTATTGGCGCACCTACAATTAGAAATCTTGAAAAAGGATTTTTATATGCTGAAGTTCCTAATTCTAATTTATCATCCATTGACTTAAATGACTCAATTTTAACCTTTAGTGCCCAATCAACAAGTGCAAAATCTTCAAGTAGTCCAATTGTTTTATCAGTTTCTGACTTCTCATTACCAACAGGTTTAACAACTGCACTATTTCAAGGATTCGATGAAGAGCGTTATTCAGTACACTATACAGATGGCACTACACAATCATTAACCGCAGATCAATTTTCTTTATCAAATAATCAAGTTACCCTATCGAATCTCACATCTGGAAAAACTACATCATCTATTAACGCAACATTTATTAAAAATGGAGTCCAGAGTAAAGAAAAACAATATAATAGAAGTCAAACAGTAAATGTAATTTTCTCAAAGTATTTGGAGTCTGGCACTGGAATTAGTACTTCCATCAATGATGGTCTGCAGTATAATCCATACTATGGATTAAGAGTTCAAGATGAAGAGATTTCACTTAATTATCCTGATGTTGCAAAAGTTTTAGCAGTTTATGAATCATTAAACACTTCAAATCCCTCTTTAGATACTTTATCATTTAGTAGTGTATTAAATATTGGTGGAAATGCAATTATTGGAGAAAATATTATTGGTTCTGAAAGCGGATGTGTAGCAAGAGTTGTAACAAGATCTACAAATAGTGTTGGTATTATATTCTTAAATTCCAATAGATTTCTTACAAATGAAAATGTTACGTTTGAAGAATCAAATATTGTAGGTGAAATTGATTCTATTACTTCAGGAAGTTATAATGATATAACTAATAGATTTAAATTAGATAAGGGACAAAAAGAGCAATATTATGATTACTCCAGAATTGTAAGAAATGAAGGGGAAACAGAACCATCCAGAAGAATATTAGTTGTTTTTGATTACTTTAGTGTTCCTGCCACTGACAATGGCGATATATTTACTGTTTTAAGTTATAATAAAGAACAATTTGCTGATGATGTTCCTTTAATTGGTGCTAGAAATATAAGAGCTTCAGATACCCTTGATTTTAGACCTCGTGTATCAGTATTCTCAGGATCTAATGCTTCACCATTTGATTTTTCAAATAGAAACTTTAGTTCTTCAATTAAGTTAAATCTAACACCAAATGAAAGTACTATAATTGGATATGATTACTATATTGGAAGAATAGATAAAGTTTATCTGGATAAAAACGGAGAATTTGTATATATTCAGGGCAATTCTTCATCTAATCCAAAATCACCAGTAAAAATTGATGATGTAATGGAGATTGCTACAATCAATCTCCCTCCATATCTTTATACTCCAAAGAGTGCAACACTATCTTTGGTTGATAATAGAAGATATACAATGAGAGACATTGGTCTCATTGAGAATCGAGTTAAAAATCTAGAAAGAGTAACATCATTAACGCTCTTAGAATTAAGCACACAAACTCTTCAAATACAAGATTCTCAGGGATTTAATAGATTTAAAACTGGATTTTTTGTAGATGATTTTAAAGATTATGAAAGAGTCAATTTAAATTTCTCACTTCTCGAAATAGATCCTGAATTGCAGGAAATGAGACCAATTATTGCTCGCAATAGTCTTAAAAATTACCTTGCACCATCACTCAATACAACTGATGAAGAAGTAGACCTATCAACTAATTATGCATTAATAGATTCTAATGTGCAAAAAACAGGGAGCACGGTAACTCTTAAATATGCATCTGAAAAATGGATTGACCAACCATTAGCAACACAAGTTGAAAACGTTAACCCATTCCACGTTATTTCATATAAAGGATCTATTAAATTATCTCCAGATAGGGATAATTGGGTTAGAACTGTACAACTACCAAATAAAACAATATCAGTAACCGACTTTGTTTTAGTTGAAAGAGATAGAACTGTTTTAGGTGATAGAACAGTTAGAATTGATAATGGCGCTAACGCAAGCAGAACTGAGCTTTCAACTGAATTCTCTCAGTCTATAACCGAAACCAGTAGTTCTTCTGTCAGAAGCACTAGTTCTACAAGACTAGTAGAAGCACGTGCTGAAGAGTATATGAGATCTAGAAATACTGAGTTTTCGATTACTAGTTTGAAACCATATACTAGATACTATCAGTTTTTAGACGGAAATGGATCCGTAGACTTTATTCCAAAACTTATTGAGATTGCTAATAGTGAGTCATTGGAAAATTATGGAGCTTCATCTGCATTTACTATTGGAGAAACTGTTATTGGATACGACAATCAAAATAATAAAATAATTACATTTAGAGTGGCAATGCCATCTCACAAGATTGGTCCCTTTAACTCCCCAATATCTAAGTTTACAACAAACCCATATTCCAGAACCGAGTCAATTCCAGATGCATATAGTGCTTCATCAAAGATTCTAAATCTTGATACCTATTCAATATCAGAGGAAGCTCAAGGTCTTTATTCTGGATATTTAGTGAGAGGTGCTAAACTTGTTGGGCAAACAAGTGGTTCTGTAGCATATGTAAAAGATCTCAGATTGATATCTGATAACTATGGAGACTTAATTGGTTCTTTCTTTATTAGAGACCCCAATACTAATCCAGCCCCAGATGTAAGAATTAACACTGGTACTAAAACATATAAAATTACATCCAGTCCCACAAATGAAGTTGCCGTTGCTGGGAGCACTACAGTTTCATCTGCAGAAACAAATTATATTTCAGATGGAACTCTGGAATTATATGAAACAACGATTACAAATACAACAACAGTAACAAATACTAGGTTAACCACCACAAATATAACAAGAGTAACAACGAATTTCGAACAAACCCAGTTTCCTCAACAGGATAGAGGTGGTGGAAAAGACCCACTTGCCCAGACCTTTACAGTTGACCAAGATGGTGGATTTTTAACTGAAGTAGACTTGTATTTCTACAAAAAAGATAGTGGAAATAATCCCCTTACAGTCGAAGTAAGAACTGTTGAATTGGGGACACCTACAACAACAGTAGTTGGGAATCCAGTTACTCTCAGACCAGATCAGATTCAAATTTCAGATGATGCATCTGCAGTTACAAAAGCAGTATTTGATTATCCAATCTATCTTGCTCCCGGTCTCGAATATGCTATTGTATTATTGGCACCAGAAAGTGTTGAATATGAAGTTTTCATTGCAGAAATGGGCAAGAAAACAATTCAGTCTAGAAATCTTCCAGATTCTGAAGCAGTTGTATACACACAACAATTTGCTATGGGAAGTTTGTTTAAATCTCAAAATGGATCTATTTGGACTGCAGACCAATATCAAGATATGAAGTTTACTCTTTATAGAGCAAACTTTGTCACAAATACTCCAGCTACTGCGTTCTTCTATAACCCAACACTTAATGAAAGTAATGGATATATTCCAAATCTCCAGAATAATCCTTTAACAGTTTTCCCAAGAAAAGTAAGTGTTGGTATTACAACTGCAACAAATTCTACGATGGTAGGAATTCTAACTACTGGTAGAAAAGTTAGTGAAAGCACAAAAACATACAACTATGGATATATTGTAGGCACTGGATGCTCAGTTTCTTCAGTTGGAGTTACCACAGCAGGTTCTAATTATGTATCAGACAGTAGTGTTTCAACTTATAATATCATTGGAAGTGGATCTGGTCTTACACTGAATATAACAGCCTCTGCTGGAGCGATTACTGCCGCTTCAATTGTAAATCCAGGTAATGGATATGCAGTTGGTGATGTTGTTGGTATTGTAACTTCTTCAGTCTCAAGTAACAGTGGTAGAGATGCTCGAATTACAATTACTGGAAACAATGGTGGTATTGATACATTATATTTAAATAATGTGCAGGGAGAATCATTTACTTCAGATGGAACTGCAAACCTAGTTTATTTTGATTCTTCTAACAATTCAGTTTCTCTAGGAAACACATACATTACCAATTCAACACCTGTTGGGTCAATTTATAGTGGTAACTTTGCCAAAGTAAATCATTTCAATCATGGAATGTATGCTGCAAATAACAAAGTTGCAATTAGTGGTGTTATACCTAATACAGCACCGACAACACTATCACAATCTATTACAGCGTCTTCTACATCTATTTCAGTTGCAAGTACTTCAAACTTCGCAATTTTTGAAGGAAATCTAGTAAGTGGAACAAATCCTGGATATGCTCTCATTGAAAATGAAATTATTAAATATGAAAGTATTGGTTCCGGAACTTTAGAGACAATAACTAGAGGGCAATCCTCGACTCTTGCTCTACCACATTCTGTTAATGTTCCAGTATACAAATATGAATTTAATGGAGTGTCTCTCCAAAGAATTAATACAACTCACGATATTAGCGATACTGGATTAGATATTGATAATTATTATATTGAAATTGATAGAGCATCTAATGGTGTAAACAGAAGTGCTGATAATACACCCACAGGATATCCACAATTGTCATTCTCGTCCGAAATAACTTCTGGAGGATCTAAGGTATTTGCATCAGAAAATATTCAATATGATGCAATAATTCCATTCTATGATGCTGCAACTCCCACATCATCAACTTCACTATCTGCCAAAATTAGAACAGTTAGTGGAACAAGTATCAGTGGCAATGAAGTTTCATTCCAAGACTTGGGGTATGAAGATATTCAGATAAATTCTCTGAATACTCTCTCATCTTCTAGAATTGTAGCATCTAAGGTAAATGAAGATACGTTCTTAACTGCTTTGCCTAGAAATAAATCATTTACAACATCTTTGACGTTAACATCCAGTAACAAGTACGTTTCTCCTCAAATATTCTTAGATACATCATTTACTGATTTCCATAGTAATAGAATTAATTCACCAATAACTAACTATCAACAAGATGGTAGAGTTAATTCTATTTTAGATGATCCACACGCTGCTATTTACATTTCAAATACAGTAAGATTGTCTCAACCAGCAACCTCACTCAAGGTAATTTTATCTGCATATAGACATTTTTCTGCAGATTTTAGAGTCCTTTATAGTTTGATAAGAGCAGATTCTAGTGAAGTTGAGCAATCATTTGAACTATTTCCTGGATATAATAATTTAACTGTAGACAATAATAATGATGGATATCCAGACGTTATTGATCCCGCAAATAATAGTGGACTTCCTGATATTTTTGTTCCAGCAAGTAATACAAATCAATTCTTGGAATATGAGTTTTCTGCAAATAATCTTGGACAATTTAGTGGATTTACAATTAAAATTGTGATGTCATCCACAAATCAGGCATATCCACCTAGATTTAAAGATTTAAGGAGCATTGCTATTAGATGATGATACCAGTTAAAGGACACCCAAATTTATATCGCGATGAACATTCTGGAGCTATTTTGAATTGTGATAGTATTGCTTATAATCAGTATGTAAATAGTTTAAATAATAGAGAAGCACAAAAAGATGAATTGAATAAAATTAAACAGGATATAGATGAGATTAAATCATTATTAAAGGAGATGATTAATGGATCCAAATGAGATAACACTAGATACTATTGATAAACTATTTGAATATGAAAAACATTCAAGATTTATAGATGAAATGGATTATGAACAACTAAAAAATTTTTCCAAATTATATTGTAAATTATATTTAAAGCAACAAGAAGTCATTAAATCTTTAGGTTCAGTTCAAATATAAATAAAAAGTAGAGCTTAAAAGAATAAATGGCTGCAGTATATGTAAATAATTTAGTCGTAAATTCTGGGGCAGATTTCAGCCAATCATTTACTTTAGAAGGAACTGACACAAGCTCTGCTTTTGATTTAACCGGATATACCGTATCTGCTCAAATGAGAAAATGGGCAGGAAGTTCTACTTCAACATCATTTACTGCTACGATTGAATTGCCACCAACTATAGGGCAAATTTTATTACGATTAAATTCTACACAAACTACAGATTTGAAACCAGGAAGATATGTTTATGATGTTGTGATTGAAGATGAATTTGGAGTTAAAAACAGAGTAATTGAGGGGATGGTTCTCGTAACAGAGGGAGTTACTCGCTAATGTCCGATATTAAAGTTAGAGTTGGGCAGCAAAATGCGGTAAAAATTGTTTCCAGTATTTCAGGATCTGCAGGAGGACGAGCAGTCACTGCAGAAAATGTTATTGGTGGTATTGGATCTATAAGAGAACTTTATGTAAGTGGAATATCTACTTTTGTAGGAGTAAGTACTTTTAAAAATGATGTTTATATTGATGGCGATCTTACAGTTGGTGATGATTTAAAATTTGATGAATTTACTGCCAGAAATGGTAGGATAACTGGAATTACTACACTATTCAATTTAAATGCAACTGGCATTGCTACTGTTAACAATTTAAATGTAACAGGATTTTCTACTTTTATCGGGATTACGACATTTAAAAGTGACGTATATGTTGATGGTGACTTATATGTAAGTGATGATTTAAAATTTGATGAATTTTTTGCCAGAAATGCAATCATATCTGGAATCGCAACAATATCTGGTGGATTGTATTATGGACCATATTATACAAATGGGATGCCATATTTTAATTCAAGTGGATTGATGGTTTCTACAAATAGTCCACAAAATGGTATTGATTATACTAACTATATAATGACAACAGATAACAGTGATGTTCCCACCTGGTCCAATGCAATAGACGGAGGTACTTACTAATGGCAAAACCCGCAAGTAGACAGCAACTAATAGACTATTGTTTGAGAAGATTAGGAGCTCCTGTTTTAGAAATTAATGTTGACGATGATCAAATAGATGATTTGATTGACGATGCATTACAATATTTCCAAGAGAGACATTTTGATGGCGTTGAAAGAATGTATCTCAAATATAAGTTTACCGAAGAAGATATTAATAGGGGAAGAGCAAAAGGAACAAATGGTGTAGGTATTGTAACTACAACAGGAACAGCGAATATTAGTGGAATTGGCACAACTAGTTTTAATTTTTATGAATCTTCAAATTTTATTCAAGTACCAGATTCTGTAATTGGAATAGAAAAAGTCTTTAAATTTGATACTAGTTCTATTTCTGGAGGAATGTTTAGCATTAAGTATCAACTATTTTTAAATGATTTATATTATTTTAACTCTGTTGAACTTTTACAATATGCAATGGTTAAAACATATCTAGAAGATATTGACTTTTTATTAACAACTGATAAGCAAATTAGATTTAATAAAAGGCAAAATAGAATGTATCTTGATATTGACTGGAATGCCCAAAGTAAAGATACTTTTATCATCATAGACTGTTATAGGATTTTAGATCCTAACGATTTTACTAAAGTTTATAACGATAGTTTTTTAAAAAGATATTTAACTGCTTTAATAAAGAGACAATGGGGGCAAAATTTAATTAAATTTAGGGGAGTTAAACTTCCTGGTGGAATTGAATTAAATGGTAGAGAAATTTATGAGGACGCTGAAAAAGAAATATCAGACATAATGCAAAGAATGTCTATGGATTATGAACTTCCACCGTACGATTTTATTGGATAATAATGGCACTTAATCCCTTTTTTCTACAAGGTTCTCCAGGAGAGCAGAGACTTGTACAAGATTTAATTAATGAACAATTGAAAATCTACGGAGTTGATGTAATTTATATTCCTAGAAAATTTGTAAGAAAACAAACTATTATTAGAGAAATACAATCTTCAAAGTTTGATGATAATTATGCAATCGAAGCATATATTAATAATTATGATGGATATAGTGGGCAGGGAGATATTCTTTCAAAGTTTGGTGTTAATTTGAAGGATGAATTAAGTTTAGTAATTTCAAAAGAAAGATTTGAAGATTTCATATCTCCATTTTTAGAAGTATCCGACAACGATGAGATTATTCTTGCCTCAAGACCAAGAGAGGGTGATTTAGTTTATTTTCCATTGGGACAAAGACTTTTTGAAGTTAAGTTTGTTGAGCATGAAGTTAATTTTTACCAATTGGGAAAACTTTATATGTATGAATTAAAATGCGAATTATTTGAGTATGAGGATGAGGTTATTGACACAACCATTGATGAAATTGATAGTCAAATTAAAGATGAGGGTTATATTACTACACTACAACTTATCGGTGCAGGATCTACAGCATCTGCAACTGCTACTTTAGCAACTGGTTATGTACGTCAAATATTTTTAAATAATGATGGATATGCATATACTTCCACTCCTATAGTTGCTATTGGAACAGCACCTGCGGGGGGAATTAATGCGGCCGCAGTAGCAATTACAACTAGTAAAGGTGGAATTCGTTCTGTTGAATCTATTATTTTAACCTGTGCAGGGGCAGGATATACTATTGCACCAAATATTACAATATCTGGTGGTAATGGAATTGGAGCTGCTGCAACATGTTCTATTGAAACTATTCAAAGTGGCATTTCAACATTTACAATGGTAAACTTTGGAAGTGGATATATTGTTGCTCCTCCAGTAACTGTAAGTTCTCCTATAGGATCTGGAGAAACAGCAACTGCAATTTCAATAGTTGGATCTGGACGAACAATTTCTTCTTTAAGAATTACTAATCCTGGAGTAGGATATACTATTGCACCTATAGTTACAATTGCACAACCTCCAGTTCTTTCCGGAATTGGGACTTATATTTTCAATGAGGAAGTATTTGGATCTATATCAGGCACTCGTGGTCGTGTTAAGTCTTGGGATTTCAATACTAAAATCCTTAAAGTATCTTTTGTAGATAATGCAGCAACAAAAGAGTTTTATCCTGGCGAATTACTTGTTGGTGCTGCTTCAAGTGCAATTTATTCAGTCCAATCATACGACACATGGGATCAGTATGATAAATATAGTGAAAATATAGAAATTGAAAATGCTGCTGACGGCATTATAGATTTTTCAGAATCAAATCCATTTGGTACATTCTAATGCTTGGAACATACTATTATCACGAAATTATAAGAAGAACTGTTACTGCATTTGGCACAGTTTTTAATGATATCTACATACGGCATAAAGATTCTTCTGGTGATAGTATAAGTGAAATGAAAGTTGCTTTGGCATATGGACCGATTCAAAAATTTCTTGCAAGGTTACAGCAGCAACCTGAATTGAATAAACCAATTGCTATGACATTGCCAAGAATGTCTTTTGAAATGACATCTATTCAATATGATGCCACACGAAAAGCAAATATTACTCAAACATTTAAAGCTTCCGATGGAACAAATTTAAAAAAAGTTTATCTTCCAGTTCCATATAATATTGGATTTCAATTAAATATAATGTCAAAACTTCAAGATGATGCTTTACAAGTTGTTGAGCAAATATTACCATATTTTCAACCATCATTTAATTTAACAGTAGATTTAATAGATTCAATTGGTGAAAAAAGAGATATTCCTATTGTATTGGATAGTATATCTTTTACAGATGATTATGAAGGAGATTTTTCAACAAGAAGAATATTAATTTATACCCTTAATTTTACTGCAAAAACTTATCTATTTGGTCCAATTGCAGATTCTACAGACGGTCTTATCCGTAAGGTTCAAGTTGATTATTATAATTCAACAGATACTTCAATAGCAAAAAGAGAGATGAGATATACTCTCACTCCCGATCCAATTGATGCAAATCCTGAAGATGATTTCGGATTTAACGAAGTATGGGAAAGTTTTGGAGACTCTAAAACTTACAGTCCAACACAGCAAAGGGACATTTAATAACGTATGAGTAATACATTTGATGGTTTAGATTCTGCTCTTAATATTGAAAGTAATATTGTCGAAGTGGAAAAAGTAAAAGAAGACTTAAAAATATCTTCACTGAAAACGGACGATATTCAAAAAGATTATGAATATACCAGAGCAAACCTTTATTCCTTAATTGAAAAAGGACAAGAAGCAATTAATGGGATAATGGAACTTGCTGGAGAGGGTGGAAGTCCAAGAGCATATGAAGTTGCCGGACAACTTATTAAAAGTGTTGGTGATGTAACAGATAAACTCATAGATTTACAGAAAAAACTTAAAGATGTTGAAGATGAGTCTATCAAAACAACTAACAATGTAACAAATAACGCAGTTTTTGTTGGATCAACATCAGAGTTGTCTAAATTACTTAAGCAAGGTTTTCTAAATAGTAAAGAGTAATAAGTTTTAGCAGATGAATGAGCAATTGAAACCATATAAGACAGTGGAGCAAATTGCTAAGAAACATCGTATGGATGTTTCTTTTATTCAAAAGCAATTAGATATGGGTGAGAAAATTGAGCACGAGCATACTAAAAATCATAAATTAGCAAAAGAAATTGCTCTCCAACATTTAGATGAAATTCCAGATTATTATACTCGCCTCAAAAAAATGGAAGCATCCGCTAAAAAAGAACATAAAAAGTTCAAAGATGTGAAAATTAATGAAGAGGGTCTTCGTGCTTGGTTTGGTCAATCTAAATCAAAAGGTAAAAAAGGAAAACCTGGTTGGGTTGAAGTAATTTCTGGAGAACCTTGTGCCCGCGAAGAAGGTGAAGAAGATGAAACACCTAAGTGTGTTTCTTCAGATAAAAGAGCAAGTATGACAAAATCTGAAAGAATATCGGCACAAAGAAGAAAAAGTGCTGCAGACCCAAATCAACCAGAAAAAACTGGTGCTGCAAAACCAACTTATGTTTCAACAGATCCAAAGAAAAAAATGAAAGAAGAAATGGATTTACAAGAAGTTAAAGATAAACCGGGAAAAGGTAGTGGTAAAAAAGATGCTTGCTACCATAAAGTAAAATCAAGATATGATGTTTGGCCAAGTGCATATGCTTCTGGAGCACTTGTCAAATGCCGTGAAGTTGGTGCTGCAAATTGGGGAACTAAGTCTGAAGCAATGGAAATGGTTAGATATTGTCCAAAGTGTCAAAAAGATGAGACTAGAGATGAATGTAAATATGGTGGAAGATATTGGGATATGTTCTCTAGACCTTCTGCTTTAACTACAAATCAATTAAAGTATAATATTGCAACTGTTCATCCTGGTAATTTTCCAGAATCTTATGATCATGAACATTCAATGGCACGTTCTGAACTTTCAACAATTATTGCGGCAGCAAAAAGATTAAGAAAGAAAATGAAAGGTGAAGGTAATATTGAAGCATGGGTTCAGTCAAAAATTACAAAAGCAGCAGATTATTTAGATTCTGCAGCAGATTATGTAGATAGTGGGGAAATGAAGGAACAGGTTGCAGATACTAATACAATGTCAGATAAAAAACCATTTGATATTGCTGTGAAAAAAATTATGAATAGAAAAGATAAAATGACCCCCTCCCAAAGAATTATTGCACTCAAACAAGCAGGAAAACTTCAAGGTGTTGACGAAAGTGCTGCTGCATTACTTCGTGCAGGTCTTGCTGCTGGAACTGCTCTTGCTGGCATGGGAGTTGTTAAACAAGCAAAAGAAGTTGGTAAAAAAATAGAAGCAAGAAATCAACAGACTCAAAAAGCAATTGATAGTCTTAGAAATTCTTATGACTTGGAAGGTGAAGTAATTGATGAGAAGTGCTGGCCCGGTTATAAAAAGAAAGGTATGAAGACAATGTTTGGAAAGAGATATCCAAACTGCGTAAAGGCAGAAGGATTCTCTAACTGGAGAGAGGAAATGGGTTTAAGTGAAGATTGGCAAAAAGTCAATCGTCAAGATAAAACTGATGGATTAAGTCCTGATGCAGTAAAGGCATATCGCCGCGAGAATCCAGGTTCAAAACTTCAAACTGCAGTAACTGAAAAGAATCCAACAGGTAAACGGGCAGGTCGTCGTAAGTCTTTTTGCCGTCGTATGTCTGGGATGAAGTCTAAACTAACTTCTGCAAAAACTGCACGCGACCCAGATTCAAGAATTAACAAAGCACTTCGTCGTTGGAACTGTAACTAAAATGAAATCCTTTAAACAATTTCTATCAGAAAGCATCAACATTGCTGGAGATTTTAATGGAAATCTCTATATGAATTCTTCACAACCAGAAACTACTAAAGAGTCTTTCTTTGCAGATGTGGTTTGGGAAGGAAAGATGTATCGTCTAGAAGTAGAAGGTAAAATGCTATCTAAGAACGAACTTGCAGAACAAATTCAAGGAGAATATCCCGGAGCAATCGTTCATAACGTTTATCCAAGTCAGTTAAATACTTCAAGAATTAAAAACGCACAAAGATATCAACCAGAAAGATTATCGTGGAGTGAATGATTAATGGCGCAATTTAATAAAAATGAGCAGGACTTTCTGAATCAAGAAAGGACCCTTTTTGAAGTCAATATGATTGCCAATAAGAATGGCGAAGTCGTTACGCTTGATAATCCATTTCCAGTAACAGGAACTGTCGGAATTTCAACTTTATCAACAGTATCAGTTACTTTACCTATAACATCAACTGATGCATTTGGTAGACAAAGGACATCATCTCCACTTACACTTTTTGATTCATCTCACAGATACAGAGATAATAATCTTTGGAGTGGTTTAATTGTCGGCAGTGGTTCTACAGTTGGTTTTTCAACAGCAGAAGGTTTGATTAATATGACTGTTGGTGTAGGAAGCACTGCATCAATCATAAGAGAAACCACAAAAGTATTTTCATATCAACCAGGAAAATCATTACTTGTAATGAATACAGTTGTAATGAACCCCAAGAAGACAAATCTTTGTCAAAGGGCAGGATATTATGGTGCAGATAATGGAATTTATTTTGAAGTTGATGGTTCTACTGTAAATTTTGTAGAGAGAAGTATAGTATCTGGAATTACATCAGAAACTCGCATACCACAATCATCTTGGTTATATGATAAATTAGATGGGACTGGCACATCAGGTATTACATTAGATATTTCCAAAGCACAAATCTTTTGGATGGATATTGAATGGTTGGGAGTTGGAGATGTAAGAGTTGGATTTATAATTGATGGTAAGTTTATTCTTTGCCACACATTCCATCACGCAAATCTAATTTCATCAACTTATATTACAACAGCATCACTACCTTTGAGATATGAGATTGCAAATACTGGAATTACAACCAGTGCAAGCACACTTAAACAAGTTTGTTCCACTGTAATCTCAGAAGGTGGTTATGAACTTCGTGGATTGCAACAAGCAGTAGGAACACCAGTTCAAACACCAGTCGATTTAACAACTGCAGGAACTTATTATACAGTTCTATCAATTCGCCTCAAAGCAACACCAAATAGATTGGATGCAATTGTAATTATGACTGCACTTTCTATTCTAGGTATTACAAATAATGCAACTTATAACTGGCAAGTAAGAGCATCTGGAACATCTGTTGGTGGAACTTGGAATGATGCTGGTCTTGATAGTTCTGTTGAATATAAAATTGATGGTGGA